GACACTGTTATGAAAAAAATAAATTCTATAGTAAAATATCTAAAGTATTTTATCTCCTTGAAAACTCAGGAATTAATATTGATGAGCCAGTTTTTAACAAATATTTTGATCTCGATCACCCAGAATATAATGTTTATAACTCCAGAATATATACCAGTTATAATCTCCATACTACAACGGGACGTCCCTCTAACACTTTTAACACTATTAATTTTGCTGCCTTAGGTAAGGATAGTGGATGTCGCAAATCATTTATCCCAAAAAATAGTAAATTAATAGAGATAGATATAAGTGCGTATCACCCAACATTAGCCTCACAACTTGTTAATTATCAGTCTGATGATATTTACGCTGAGTTCGCAGATGTAGCCCAAATAGAATTGCCCCAAGCAAAAGAATTAATGTTCCGTCAATTATATGGAGGAATAATGGATGAATATAAGGATTGGATATATTTTAAGAAAATACAATCATATATAGATAAGTTATGGAATCAATGGAAAATCAATGGTTATATCGAATGTCCCATATCTAACCATATATTCCATCAAAACCAATTGGATAACGTTAACCCAAACAAACTTTTTAATTATGTGCTCCAAAATATGGAGACATCTAATAATGTGAATATTTTGCGAGATATATTAAAGATACTGCGAGATAAAAATACAAAATTAATATTATATACTTATGATGCTTTTTTATTCGATGTGGATGATAGCGAAATAGATGTAATGGATGAAATAAAAAACATATTCAATAAATATAAATTAAAAACAAAAAACAAAATCGGAACCAGTTATGACTTTTAATACTTCTCCAAATATGTATAGGTGCAGTTATGATACATTTAACGATCCCATAAACATAGATACTTTGAATAATAAGTTATTTTGCACATTCACTCAGTTAGAACATTTAGACGAATTAATATCAAGTTTAAATAATACTTATTCTATTATGTACAACAAAATATTTGTTTTGTATGTAAAGGATAATGATGAGTATGTTTGTACATATAATGTAGATCAAGGTAACGTAAATGCAATCCCAGACAACACAATCTTAGTTCATCGTAAAAAAGAGTTTAATGTATTATACACTATCAACTCACTGAACGAATTAATCAAATCATTAAACAACGGAGTAGTTAATCCTAATTACCGTATCAACTGGCAACATTACCAAAACACAATCTTATTAACCCAACATGGAGAATTAAAGCAGCTTAAAACCAAAATACACAAGATAGTTAATCTATAGTTTGGCACTTGCGCCCTCTTTATATAAATTTATAAAGACATAAACTAATATAATATAAAACTAAGTTAAATATATGGATATAAATGCAATTAAAGCGCGTTTAGGTGCGCTACAGCAGTCAGGTAACTCTGGCAAAAAAGAAAAAATAGACTACACTAAAGTCTATTGGAAACCAAAACAAGAAGGTAAGTATCAAATCAGATTTGTTCCTTCTAAACTCGATCCTCGCAATCCTTTTAGAGAGATCTATGTACACTACGGATTTTCAAAATTCCCTATTTTCGCATTAACCAACTGGGGTGAAAAAGATCCAATTGTTGAGTTCGCAAAACAACTTCGTAAAACAGACGACAAAGAAAATTGGCAGTTAGCTAAGAAACTTGATCCAAAATTGAGAGTTTATGCTCCTGTTATTGTTCGTGGTGAAGAAGACAAAGGAATTCGTTTATGGGAGTTCGGTAAAGAAATTTATTTACAATTATTAGGTATTGCTGAAGACGAAGATTACGGTGATTACACAGACATCAATGATGGTCGTGACTTTACTGTAGAAGCAGTTATGGGTGATATCGGTGGTCGTAGAGGTTTAAAATCAACAATTCGTGTTAAACCAAAAACAACTCCATTGAGTACTAACAAAGCTGAAATTGAGCGTTTCTTAAATGAACAACCAGATGTATTAGAAATTCAACGTAAAATGGATTTCGAAGCAATGAAAGAAACATTACAAAATTGGTTAACTCCTCCAACTGAAGAAGAAGCACCAGAAGTTATCACTGCAGAAGAAGAAGATGACGCTGATATGCCTTGGGAAAAAGATGAAAAACCAAAAGCATACGCTTCAAAACCAGTAACTAAACCTGCAAGTAAAGCAGATGCATTTGACGCTGTGTTTAATGATGATGAGGAATAATAAGTTATGGCCAAGAAAAAAACATCGTTAACAGAAGCAGTTTCTGGTGAACTTAAAGCTAACTTTAGCTTAGATAAGTTTAAAGAGAAAAAGTTGCTAAACAACACTGTAAAGTTTAAAGAACAAAGATGGATTCCATTTTCACCAGCTTTACAAGAATCAGTCTCTATCCAGGGCGCTCCTATAGGCCATATCACCTTATTAAGAGGTCATAGTAATACCGGTAAAACAACAGCTATGTTAGAACTAGCTATTAGCGCCCAGAAAATGGGTATTTTACCGGTATTTATTATTACCGAGATGAAATGGTCATGGGAACATGCCAAACAAATGGGTTTTCAACTAGAAGATGTAGTGGATGAAGAAACAGGTGAAGTAATCAACCATAAAGGATTTTTCTTATATGCTGATAGATCTCAGTTAGGTACTATTGAAGATGTAGCAAGTTTTATTGCTGATTTATTAGATGAACAACGTAAAGGTAATTTACCATATGATTTATGTTTCTTCTGGGATTCAATAGGTTCAATACCATGTAAAATGAGTGTTGAAGCAAATAAAAACAATCCAATGTGGAATGCAGGTGCAATGTCACAACAATTTGGTAATTTCATTAATCAACGTTTCCCATTATCAAGAAAAGAAAATTCACCATATACAAATTCAATGGTCGCTATTAATAAGATCTGGGTCGCACCAGCTGAAAGTATTATGGGTCAACCTAAAATGAAAATGAAAAATGGTGAAACTATGTTTTTAGATGCTTCAATTGTTATTACTTTTGGTAATATTACTAATAGTGGTACAAGTAAAATGAAAGCACAAAAAGATGGTAAGGAAGTTGAGTTTGCTGTACGTACAAAAGTAGCTGTTGATAAAAATCACGTTACTGGTTTACAAACAAAGAGTGTAGTAATAGCTACAATTCATGGTTTTATTCATGAAGACGATATCAACAAATACAAAAAAGAACATTCACATGAGTGGATTGGTATTTTAGGTGCAGGCGCAAGTGAAGCAGATTTAGTTGAAGATACTTCAGAATGGAATGAAAGTAAAGATCACCCAATTTTAATAGAAGAAGAATAAAAGTTATGAATAGAGATTTATTAAAGATCCTAGATGGTATATCTAAGGATGATGACACTCGCATCCCAGAAAAAGTAGATTCTACTTTAAAAAAATATGATAGAGTATTAATTATAGATGGTTTAAATCTATTTTTAAGAAACTTTGCAGTAATGAACGTTGTTAACGAACAAGGCGTTCATATTGGAGGATTGGGAGGAACTCTTAGATCAATAGGATATTTGATAAATACTATTAAACCTACATCAGCCTATATCGTCTTTGACGGTATGGGCTCTTCTACCAACCGTAAAAATCTTTTACCTGAATATAAATCAAATCGTAATACAGGTAAAATTATGAATTGGGAAGCGTTTGATGATATTGAGGACGAGGACGATGCTAAAGTAAATCAAATTAGCCGTTTAATCCACTATTTAAAATGCTTACCTGTCAAAACCATATCAATGGACAAAGTTGAAGCTGATGATATTATAGCGCATTTAAGCGATCAGTTGTCAACTAAAGAAAATGCCAAAGTATTCATTGTATCTTCAGATAAAGATTTTTTACAGAAGGTAAATCATAACATAACTGTATTTAGACCGATAGAAAAAGAGTTCTTAACACCAGAAAAGGTTAAAGCTAAATTTGAAATCCCACCTGAGAATTTTATCTTATATAAGACATTATTAGGAGATAATTCAGATAAGATACCAGGTGTAAAAGGATTAGGTCCAGGTAAGTTATTTAAATTATTTCCTGAATTGAAAACACAAATATTAACATTAGATGATATTTTTGATATTTGTGAAGTAAAGTATAAAGAACATGTTATTTACTCAAGAATTATTTTTGATAAAGAATCAGTTCTAACAAACTATAAGTTAATGGATTTATCCAATCCTATGATTGACGATAATGAAAAACAACAAATAGAAAATTTAATTACCACATCAGCTCCAAAGTTACAAGTAGATGTATTCACAAGATTATACAATGAAGATGGTTTAAAACATTTAATTAAAGACACATCGTTTTGGTTAAGAGACACATTCAAAGTATTAAATAGTTTTAACAAATAAGAGTTATATGACATTAAATAATATTTCCCAATATGGTATTGGATTCCAGATTAAAGTACTATCAGCGTTATTAACTGATAAAAAATTCTTACTGAATATCAATGATATTCTAAGTGATGAATATTTCGATAATAGTGCACATAAATGGATTGTAAACGAGACATTAAAGTATTTTACTAAGTATCATACAACACCTACATTAGAAGTACTAAAAACAGAATTAAAGAAAATAGATAACGAAGTACTACAAGTATCAGTTAAAGAACAATTACGTGAAGCATATCAGTCAGCAGAGGATGATTTAGAGTATATTGAAACTGAGTTTAGTAGTTTTTGTAAAAATCAACAGTTAAAAAAAGCATTATTAAATAGTGTAGATTTATTAAAAGCTGGTGATTACGATTCAATCAGAGGAATGATTGATAACGCTTTAAAAGCAGGACAAGATAAAGCATTAGGTCATGAATATAATAAAGATGTTGAATCTAGATATAGAGACAACCATAGAGCGGTTATTCCAACACCTTGGGATAAACTAAACGAATTACTACAAGGTGGATTAGGTGGTGGTGATTTTGGACTAATATTTGGCAATCCAGGTGGAGGTAAATCATGGGCCTTAGTAGCATTAGGTGGAATGGCAGTTAAGTTAGGATATAATGTAGTCCATTATACATTAGAGTTAGGTGAAGATTATGTTGGTAGAAGATATGACGCGTTCTTTACTAATATATCTGTTAGTAATATAGGCGAATATAAATCACAAATTGAACAAGCCACATCAGAATTACCAGGTAATTTGATTATACGAGAATATTCTCCAGGAGAAGCATCAATTTCAACGTTAGAGTCACATATTCAGAAATGTGTTAGCGCGGGATTTAAGCCTGATTTAGTTATTATAGATTACGTTGACTTACTTTCATCAAAAAGACGAACCATAGATAAGAAACAAGAAATAGATGATATTTATATAAGCACAAAAGGACTTGCTAAAAAATTAAACTTACCAGTATGGTCAGTTTCTCAAGTAAATCGTTCAGGTGCTAAAGATAATATTATTGAAGGTGATAAAGCGGCTGGAAGCTATGACAAAATGATGGTGACCGATTTCGCTTTATCTTTATCTCGTAAAAAAGAAGACAAAGTAAATGGAACAGGTAGATTTCACGTTATGAAAAACAGATATGGAGGAGATGGTATGACATATTTTGCAACAGTAGATACAACCACAGGTCATATCGAAATACAATCAGAATATGATGATGACGCTCCAACAAGTAAAGTGAGTGATGAAGAATTAGATAGAAAAGCATTAGCAAAAAAGTTTCACGAATTTAAATTATAATAGATATGAATATAACAGAACCAAGACTTTGGTACAAACCATTTGAGTACCAACAAGCATTTGACTTCTATAAAGATCAACATCGCGTACATTGGTTAGCAGATGAAGTTCCATTAGCATCAGATTTAAATGACTGGAAATTAAAATTAAGTGAACCAGAAAAAAACTTAATAGGAAATATATTAAAATCATTCGCTCAAACAGAAGTACACGTAAATGATTATTGGTCAACAAAAGTATCAATGTGGTTCCCAAAACCAGAGGTACAAGCAATGGCTCGTGTATTTGCTGATTTTGAATCTATACATGCTGAAGCATATGCTCGTTTAAATGAGGAGTTAGGCTTAGATGATTTCAAAGCATTCTTAGAAGACGAAACATCAAAAGCAAAAATTGATCGTTTAGTTGAAACACCAGGTGAATCATTAGAGGAAAGAGCATTATCATTAGCTATATTTTCCGCGTTTACAGAAGGTGTTAATTTGTTTAGTTCGTTTGCTATATTAATGAGTTTTCAATTAAGAAACTTAATGAAGGGAACAGGACAAATTGTAGAGTGGAGTGTTAGAGATGAATCATTACATTCGAAAGCAGGATGCTGGTTATACAAAACTGTATTATCAGAAAATCCAACCTTAAACACCCCAGAACTAAGAAATAAAATTGTTGAAGCATGTGAATTATCAGTAAAGTTAGAATTTGATTTTATTGAAAAAGCATTTGAAATGGGTGATGTTGAAGGTTTAACTAAAGATCAATTAAAAAACTTTATTAAAGCAAGAGCAAACGAAAAAATGATTGAGTTAGGATATAATGCAATATATAATGATATTGAACCTAATTTATTAAAACAAATTGAATGGTTTGGACACTTAACAAGTGGTAAAACACATCAAGACTTCTTCGCAGGTCGTGTTACTAACTATTCTAAATCAAATGGTGATTGGAGCGATTTATAAGATAAAATATGAGTATACAAGTAGATACAAGCAAATGGCTTAAAGGAAAAAATTATCCTGAATGGATGGACGATATAGCAATAAGTATGATTTCAAAAGGTTACTTATTACCTGATGAAGACGTATTTGATGCTTACAAACGAGTAAGTAAAGCAGCATCACGCAGATTAAAACGTAAAGATTTGCAACCATTTTTTATGGAAGCGATTGTTAAAAATTGGCTATGCCTTGCATCACCAGTATTATCAAATATGGGTACTGAACGTGGAATGCCAATTTCATGTTTTGGTATTGATGTTGGTGATTCAATCGAAGGAATAGCTGAAGCAAACGCAGAATTAATGCGTTTATCGTCTCAAGGTGGAGGTGTTGGTATTGGGTTATCTCGTATAAGAGGACGCGGTAAAACAATTAAAGACAACGGAATAAGTGAAGGTGTAGTGCCATGGGCTAAAATATACGATTCAACAATATTAGCTACAAATCAAGGTTCAGTTCGTAGAGGAGCAGCATCAGTTAACTTAAACATTAACCATCCAGACATTGAAGAGTTTTTAATGATTCGTAGACCAAAAGGTGATGTTAATCGCCAATGTTTAAACTTACATCAATGTGTAGTTGTAGATGATGAGTTTATGGATAAGTTAGAAAATAAAGATCCTAAATCATTAAAAATATGGGGTGAGATTTTAAAAACCCGTCTTGAAACAGGTGAACCTTATATTATGTTTGAAGATAATATCAATAAAGCAAATCCTGAAGCATATAAGAAAAATAACTTAAAGGTTTCAATGACAAATATTTGTACTGAAATTGCTTTATATACTGATGAGTTACATTCATTTATTTGTTGTTTATCTTCATTAAATTTAGCTCGTTGGGATGAATGGAAAGATTATAAATTTGAAAATGGAATGACATTACCTGAGTTAGCAACTTGGTTTTTAGAAGGTACATTGCAAGAATTTATTGATAGAGCAAAAAATATTAAGTTTTTTGAAAACACAGTTCGTTCAGCATCTAAAGGTAGAGCAATTGGTTTAGGTGTTTTAGGTTGGCATACGTTCTTACAATCAAAAGGATTACCATTTGTAGGTATACAAGCTAATGCTTATACAAGAATGATATTTGAATTTATTGAAAAAGAAGCATTAAAAGCATCTCGTGCGCAAGCAGAAGAATATGGTGAACCAGAATGGTGTAAAGGTACAGGTTTAAGACACACTCACCATCTTGCACCAGCACCTACAGTATCAAACGCTCATATCTCAGGAGGAGTTTCACCTTCAATTGAACCAATACCTGCAAATGTTTATAATCTTAAAACAGCAAAAGGGGTATTTATTAAACGTAATAAAATACTTGAAGAATTATTGGAGAAAAAAGGATATAATATTGATAGCGTTTGGGATCAAATCTTAAGAGATCAAGC